GGCAGGCTCGGCGGCAGGCCCCCCCGCCCGGGCCGCGGCGGCCAGGGCATCGTACATCTGGCAGGCCAGTTCGGCGCTGCCCTCGCCGTACTTTGTCACCAGCGCGTGGGCGTAGGCAATTAGTGCGTCGGTGTCCCTGGTGCCGTGGGCGGCTATGTAGTCAGCCATCAGCTGCCCGGCCCTCTGGTTCAGGCGGGCCAGGCGGGCCACATACTCACTCCACGTTTGTGCCGTCAGCTTCATCTTCGACCTCTAACAAAACCTGCTGCCCCCGCACCCGCTGCTCCTGGGCCTTGATGCGCAAAATGTCCGCCTGGTCAAAACCGATCATCTCCAAAAAGGTGTCGGTGCTGGCAAACTCCTGCCGGGCCGTGGCAATCTTGATGGCAGCGTCCGCGGTCACGGCTACGCTGGGCATCGCCGGGTTCTTGAAGTGGGCTATAACGTCCCGCTCCTCCTCGGTCAATTCATCCAGCGTCACGCTGCGGGCAATGGCCTGGGCCATCTGGGCAATGGTGCGCAGCGCATCACCGTTGCCGGTGTTCAGCTGCTGGGCCATCAGCACCAGGGTCTGGCTTTGTGCTAAAATCGCATCGCTGCTGGTGGGGTTGGCATCATTGATCACGCCCACATCGGTCACGGTCAGGCCGGTGGCGGCGGCAAACTGGGTGGCGGTCATCCGCATTTTTTCCACATGGGGTGCCAGGCTGCCCTGGGCCAGCTGGCCGAACTCCGGGTTCTCGCCGGTCTCGGGGTTGCTGGTGGCCGTCAGCAGGCTGCCGACGTAGGTCTTGAACTTGTCGTTCATGATGGCATCATACTGCTCATCGGTCACGCCCAGCAGATATTTCTGGGGCGTGGTGTCGAACTCCAGCGCCACAGTGGCGTTCGCAACAATGCGAACATAATCATCGATCAGCGCGCGGATGGCCTTTTTCAGCCGGGAACGGCCAAAGGGCTTGTCGCTGGTGGCGTTCCAGATCAGCGGCTCCATCAGAGGGCGGCCCATACGGTGCCGGTGGCGTGTGGCTCGCCACTGGTTCTGCACCATTTCCAGCACGATGACCGCCTCATCGGTGTAAAAGTTGACAAGGTGGGGCACCCAGCGCCCTTTGAACTGCTCATCCGGCACGGTGTCAATGATGGCAAGCCCGCAGTCGATGCGCCCTTTTTCGCCGTTCCACAAAGCCGCCGCTGTGGCGGGGCTGTGGAACCGGATGCGGCAGCCGATGGCATCGTCGGCGTACAGCGTGGCGAACACGCAGCCGTATTTCAGCTCATCCCGGCATGCCTTGCTGTATTCAGCAATCAGCCGGTTATCGGCCACCAGCTGGGTCAGGGCTTCGGTGTTTTTGCCTACAAAACCGTCAAACATGCTGCGCGCAGCCAGCACATCCACGGTTTTCTGGCCCCAGTTGCAGCCGATCTCCAGCTTTTTGATGCCGCCGGGCAGCGCAATGCCGATGTTTACATCGTTCAGGGTGATGTGCCCCTCGTAGTATTTGTCTTTGGTCTCATTGTAGGGCTGGTGGTAGTTGAACACCTCGGCCAGCGTTGCCAGCTGCCGGTTTTCCTCCAGGGTCAGCCCCGTGATGATGCCAAAATGCAGGTCGGTCATCTTTGCTCCTTTTAGCCGATGCGCATCTTGCGTGTCGGGTCTCGTTTGCAGGTTTTTGCGCCCCAAAGTGCCAGGGCACAGGCTTCCACCGGCAGGCTGTTGTCGCCGCCAAAGCCGTACCCGCCGCCGATGGGCCGCTTGATGGCGGTCACGGCGCTCTCGTTCAGCACCGTCTGGGGGCGATACCAGGTCAGGCTGTGCTCGTTCACGCTGTTGGTAAAACCGCCTACCGCCGCGATCACATCTTTCGTGCCGGGGCGGATGACGGAATTTTTTGCTTTCCAGATGGGGCGGATGCGCTCCACCAGCACGTCCACGCCGTTGCGGCCGTCAATGACCACACAGCTGGCGCGGTCGTAGCGGACATTCAGCCAGTCGGCCAGCCAGCCGTACCCCTGCCCCGAGGGCCGCATCTCGATCAGCGATACGCGGGCAGGTCCCTCTTTCGGGATGACCGCACCACACAGGCAGACGGCAGAACCATCGGCGGCAAACTTTACCCCGTAGGCGGTCTTGCCATCGGGTTTCAGCTCATCGCTGGCGCACTGCTCCCAGGCGGTTTTGTTTAAAGCGTAGTCGGTTTGTTCTGTCAGCACCGGGCTCCACCAGCCCAGACGTTCCCGGGCAAAACCGTCTGCGCTCATACTTCGGTATTCTTCAGCTGTAAATTCTTCGCTTAAGCGTATACCCATGGCGGGATTGCATTGATACCATAAAGCACGATCATCAATGGCAATTTTGTCGGGCTGTTCACCTTCCACTGACCACTCGTGCCAGGCATCGTGCGCCCCTGGTTCCGTCAGGCAAGCTGTTCGCCGACGGCGGAACACCGTGCCGGGGCAACCAGGGTAGGGCGGTGTGCCCGTGTAGATGATTTGCCGGGTGCCAGTGGCCGAGGCGGACAGCGTTGCCATAATGGCTTCAACCTGATCATCAGTCAGTTCCTGCGCCTCATCGTACACAACAACCGATATACCATCAAAGCCACGTGCCGCTTGACGTGAGCGCGCTGAAAACTCTACGCTGCCTCCGTTTTTCAGCTCAATGCACTCCTCGCCGTTCGTGTAGCGGATATTTTTTACCAGTTCGATAATTTCGGGATGCCGCTGGTCTGTGAACATCCGCACCAGGCGGTTAAAGCTTTTCTTGGCAGTGCGCACCTGGTGTGCTGTATGCAAAATCTTTTCCCCGCTGATTACCAGCCCGAAAAATTCCCGCCCTTCCAGGCAGACGTTTTTTCCGTTCTGTCTCGGTACAGAAAGTCCGGCAGATGTCATGGTGTAGTGACCATAGGCATCCCGTCCAAGCCAGCAATCCAGTATCCTGCGCTGCCATTCGTCCAGCGGATTCCCGTAGGCGGCCATCAGTTGGGCCGCATCACCGCCGTCCGTGGCATACCGTGCCGGTTCAACTTGAACACGGGGAATTTGTGCCCCTGTCATGCGCCGCGCTCCCGGTTTTGCTGTACGATCATCAATGCGTTGACCGGCTTGACGTCGGCAGCCAAAATGCCGGGGGCGGTTTTGTCTGGCAGCTGACTCAGCAGCGCGTTCAGCCCGGCAGAGTAGTTCTTCCAAAGGGCTTCATACGCTTTATATGCGGGGTTTTCCCGTATACCGCTTTGACCTCCGCCGTTATCATAGCCAACCGTGATGCTTTCCGTGCCGATCAGCTCTCGGGCATCATCCAGCTTTACTTTCATCCAGGCAAGGTTCTGTACGGTTGGCTCCAGGCATCTGATCTTGTTTTCAGGTACGCCGCTATCTTTCAGCAGCTTTACCAGCTTTCGTACTTCTACAGCGGTCCGCTTTTTGATTTCATCTGCACCAGTGGCGCTTCTCTTTTTACCCATTTTTGATATCGTTCCTCCCAAATTCCACCACCCCCTACGCGCATCCCCATCGGGGGTATTTCGGCGCTGGGACGGGGCAGGGGCGCCGCCGCGGGGGCCGGGGGACCCTCCCCACTACCAGTTTCCATCGCTGATTTTGGGTGCTTTTGTGAGTTTTTGCCCCGAATCCGGCCCAAAACCGCTAGTTTTGTTGCCTTTTTGCGCGTTACAGAAGTAATGCGCGGGCTGCAGGTTGTCCCAATCCTCGGCCGCAGCGCGGGGCGAAGCATACCCAAACTGCCGCCATTTCGACACAGGTTTGATCTCATCAATGACAAAGGACAGCGGGTGCGCGGAATCAGACGGTTCCTCGTAATGGATCGGCCCCAGCCTGCCATGGCAGATGCCACAGGGTCCGCCCATAGCCCGCAGCCTGGCGCGGTACTTGCGGCGCAGGGCCCCGTTGGCATACCGGGGATTGCCGCTCGGTCGTTTCTCCATAGGCACCCCCGGTGGTTGAAATACTCCGCGTGTCCAATGTGGACACATTGCCCCGCCGGGGCGGAATAAAATACAATAGATGCCCAGCGGCGCGAGACGGAGTTTCTTTGTCTCAATGCAGGTGAGCCTCTCCCGCCCGCTGGGCATGATGGTCTATTGCCATCCGTCAGCTGCTTATTTATTACAGCGCCAGCAGCGGCGCAATGGAGCCGTACACAGGCCTTGCACCTGTACCGCGCATTGCTTGGGACGCAGCGCTCATCCCGTTGGGGAATTGCCTAAAGACCAGCGGGAAGCTATACGGCAAAGTGCCGGTCTTTCCCGGCTGTCAATAAGGAGACATAACATGCCCAGTCTGGCGGAATCGAACCGCCGGGCGTGAGGGCGCCCGCAACCCTGCAACCTGGATAAAAAATAGCCGCCCCGATATGGGGCGACTATCGTTCAGGAGGATATCTGAACAAGCAAGCCGTCGAGTATCAAGCCCCAACCTACCCGACACCATCAGCCTACCACACTGGGGCGGAACTAAGCGGAACTAATTTTGAAAAACTCTTGACAATTTCAAAACGGCGCGGCGGTGCAGCTTGCGCACATACCGTTCGGTCACACGCATCCTGTCCGCAATCTGGCGGTTGGTCTTGCCGCCCAAGTAGCGCAGCTGTAGCACTTCGCGCTCTAAAGCATCATCAAGATCGCTAATTGCTCCCTCAATCTCAACTTTTACGGCCTCGCCATTCATCAACTGCGCGGCCAGGTTTTGCCGACGCGTGTTGATGCTGACCAATACGGCATCAAGGTCATCGGCCCCGCCGGGGCTGGCCTTGCGCAAGATATCAACATAGGCGGCACGGCGTTCATCTTCCCGCAATTGTTCTCTCAAGCGTGGCTCTATCTGCCGGGCGTTGCGGTAGCGGTTCAGCCATGCGGTCATTTCATCATAGGTCAAGGATCCTCGCCTCCATGTCTGTGCTCCATTGACGTGTCATCGTCTTGCGACTTGTTCTGTGATGCCTCTCTGCCCACCGAAACACCCAGGGCATAAAACACCATAAACAGCCCGGCCAGCACTGCACCGCCGATGACCTCAAGGATGAAATTTGCAATTGTAGCCATCATTTACCCCGCGCGGCCCGCTTGATGTCGTCGGCAATGTAGCCCTCAATGCCCGCGCCGGTGCTGTACCAACGCTTATTCCAGTCAAGGGCGATCCGTTCACCGTCACGGCCGACACGCTCACCATCCGGGCCGAGGCGGACAGAAAAGCACTCACGATACGGGAACCCATTCACCGGGCCGTCATAGCGTCCCGTATCATCCACCGCGATAATGAGCCGCCCGCCGTCGAACATTTTGCGCTCACGGATCGTCAGCCCTAGATCCTTGTGGCGGGCCGTCAGCTTCCAGTTGTCGAAGTCGGCCAGCTCTTGCCGGGCAAGTGCAAGCCATTTCTCGGCGGCGTCGTGCCGGACCTTTTCGGCGTTCTTTTTCTCTTTCTCCTCGGCTTTATATTTTTCAAGTGCTTTTTTATCAATATAGCGGCTGCGCGCAGTGCGGTACAGTTGGGACGAATAGATGCAGCTCTTGGCGATGACTTCATTCTGATCCGCCGGGTCCAACTGTTCAACGGTGAAAGATGTCCGGCCCGCCGGGGCAATGCGCAGGATAGCATTGGCGACATTATCAGTCATGTCCAGCGTCACGGGCTGCATTTTCTGGGCATCAAGTTTGCCCCCGTCTGCATAATTCCACTCACAGCACTGGACGTAATCCAGCCCCCTCAGCTGATCGGCCACACCCTCATCCACAATGTACAGAATCGCGGCTTTCTTGGCGTCATCGCTCACCTCCGGCATAGGGCCGTAGCCGTTCTTTGCGTAGGTTGTCTGCTGCACCTTGTACAGCTTGCTGCACTCATACGCCCGCGTCATAGTGATCTCGCCGCGCTCCACCATGGCAATGACCTCCGGCACACACTTGCTGG